AATGAAGGAGGGATGATCCTAACAAGAGAGCGTTTCAATTTGGTAAAGGACAATCTCTCACAGCAATGATTAATAGAATAATATTAAGTTCTGACTATGCTAAAAAGGCAATGGAAACAGATAATATGGTCGATGGATTTATCAAATGGTTTAGACTAGATGTGCAGATAGAACTACTAAAATACGATCCTGAAGTTGGAGATTATGCTAGAAAAATAACCTATAGAGTTGTACCTTTCCTAGTCCATCATTCAGTGTTCACAAATCCTAATGCTGCTGTTATCGGACATCAAGGCATTAAGAAAGAAATAGCTAAAGCATATGAATATATCTATTCAGGACAAAACTTAGATGTTCTTAAGTTTGATATTAATATTAATAATCTATTCTACACAGGAAGTTCACCAAGTGCAGAAAATAAAAGTGCTCAAGTATCTAATCAAGATCAAAAAGGGGTAGCGGCCGACCCAGCTATGACAACAAAGAATAATCAAGGTACCGCCCCAGAAGCGCAAACTGCTACTCTTGGTAGAAGTCGAGTAAAACGAGATCCTAGTTTATTAGACGCTCCGCCTGGTGGGTCTGGTGATAGAACTACAGAACAGATGGTTGCAGAACAATTCCATAAGGCATTTATTGAAGGATCAAGTGCAGATATGATTACTGTAGATTTAGAAATTTTAGGTGATCCTTATTGGATAGTAGATAGTGGACTATCAAATTATTTTGCCGCTAGTGCATCATCAACCAGTCAGATTACAGAAGACGGTACAATGAATTATGAGAGTGGCGAAGTTTATATCTATGTAACATTTAAAACACCAACAGATATTAGTGAAACAACAGGCTTGTTTGATTTTCCTAAAGTAAGTCCGTTTAGTGGGATATATAGGGTAGTTAACTGTGAAAGCCAGTTTAATGATGGCTTATTTAAACAAAAGATTAAATGCTTGAGAATGCAAGGTCAAGCACTTGACTACGCTGATAATCCAGCAGGTCTTAAAAATATCAAATCTACTAAACAAGGCGCTCTATCTGTTACTATTGCAGAAGAAGAAACAACTAAAACTTCTCCTATTGATGAAACCTTTCCTAGCATATTGAGATCTACATAATGGCAGAATATAAACGCACCCCGTCGAACATATCAGAACAGAGAAACATAGGAAATGGCCCATTCCTTGCTAGAATTGTCAGCCATCTTGATCCAACATTTATGGGTAGTCTTGAGGTTACTCTTTTAAGACATCAAGCAAATATCGCCAGTGATGATACACAGACATATATTGTTCGCTGCGCAAGTCCATTCTTTGGATATACTGGATTTGAATTTATGGGTCAAAATACAGCGACCACCCAGCGTACACAAGGCGAACAGGCACTAAATCAACAAGGGGTTGCTGGTGCTAGCACAATTGATGCTTTTAATGATACACAAAAAAGTTATGGTATGTGGATGGTTCCGCCAGATGTTGGTGTTAACGTTCTTGTGGTTTTCATAGACGGAGATCCAAGCCAAGGCTATTGGATAGCCTGTGTTCCTAGTAGATTTGCTAACCATATGGTTCCTGCTCTTGCAGGATCAACAGAAGTTGATCTAGATAGTGCAGATAAACAAAAATTAAATTGGCCAAATAAAGCAACAGGCTTAAAAATGCCATTACCAGTGGCAGAAGTTAATAGACGATTAAATCAGAAAGAACAAAATAGTGACGTTGACAAAATTAAAAAACCACTACACCCTATTGCTGAAAAATTTTTAGAGCAAGGGCTATTAGAGGATGATGTTCGAGGGGTTACAACATCGAGCAGTAGACGAGAAGCACCGAGTATGGTATTTGGTATTTCAACGCCAGGACCTCTTGATAGAAGACAGGGTGCTAAAAAAGCTAAGGTAGGAACTTTACAAAGTCCGTCGCCTTCTCCGGTTCCGGTAAGTCGATTAGGTGGAACAACCTTAGTTATGGACGACGGCGATGATAGATATCGTAGAGAAACATCTGCAGGTGCAGGGCCAGTAAAATACATAGACGTAATCGCTGAAAAAGATAAACCTTCTCAAGGTGATCCAACGATTCCATATAATGAATATTTCCGTGTAAGAACTAGAACCGGACATCAGATATTGATGCACAATTCAGAAGATTTAATTTATATTGGAAATGCTAAAGGAACAACATGGATTGAATTAACGTCAAACGGCAAGATTGATATCTATGCTCAAGACAGCATTAGCATTCATACAGAGAATGATTTGAACATCAAAGCCAATAGAGATATCAATTTGGAAGCTGGTCGAAATATCAACATAAGATCAGAAATTGGTCGACTTCATATGGATGTTGCCACAGACTGGAAAGTTACTGTAGGACAAAATAATAAAATTACAGTTGGTAAAGATTGTGAACATGTAGTTGGCGGTAATACAAAAATCACCACTTCAGAAAATTTTGATTTAGGCAGCGGCGGCTATAATAGATTTACAGCCAGCGGAAATACAGATATACGCAGCGGCGGTAATCATACTGAATCTGCAGCCAGGATCGATATGAACGGACCGTTAGCACAAGCAGCAGTTCAAGCAGTTGAAATAACTCCGCTAAATCTACATGCTAATCCAAGTACCAGCACACAAAATGGTTGGGATGCCAAATATCAGGGTGGAAATATTGCCAGCATTATGAAACGTATTCCAATGCACGAACCTTGGGTTCTGCATGAAAATCAAACCCCGCAATTTTTAACACCAACAAATACAGATAGAGAAATTTAGGAGTGACATATGGCCAATAAACTTTACAATCAAAAAGTCGTAGCAGTAAACAAAGCATCTGTTGGCGATAAAGGCGGAGTTTTTACCTATAAAGGATTTAGTTCTAAAGAAGTTAATCGTAACTATAAACTTTATGATATTGATCTAGTGAAACAAGATTTGATCAACCATTTCTATATTCGCAAGGGTGAAAAATTAGAAAACCCGGAGTTTGGCACAGTAATCTGGGACATGATTTTTGAACAGTTTACAGAAGATGTTAAAAATATTATTGCTAAAGACGTTGAAGAAATTATTAATTATGATCCAAGAATCATAGTAAATGAGGTTCAAGTTGATAGCACTGATCAAGGTATAAGGATTGAAGCCAACATTACTTACATACCGTTCAATATTAATGAACGTATGACGTTTGACTTTGATAAAGACAATTCTATCATAAACTAAGCACTTTATTTTGCTTGATAAATATGATATAGGAAATAACAAATGACCACTACAAGTAGACAAAATAACCTAATACTCAACGAAGATTGGACACGTATCTATCAGACATTTAAAAATGCTGATTTTAAATCATACGATTTTGAAAATCTACGTCGAGTAATTATATCATATCTAAGAGAAAATTATCCTGAAGATTTTAACGACTATATTGAATCATCAGAATACATGGCACTCATTGATGCTATTTCTTTCTTGGGTCAAAGTTTAGCCTTCCGTTTAGATCTAGCGTCAAGAGAAAACTTTTTAGAATTAGCAGAACGTAAAGAATCTGTATTACGTCTAGCTCGTATGTTAAGTTACAATGCTAAACGTAATGTGTCAGCTAGTGGTCTACTTAAATTTTCTACAATATCAACAACAGAATCTTTAATAGATAGCAACGGAAAAAATTTAGCTAACCAAGTAATCCAATGGAATGACCCAACTAACACAAACTGGTTAGAGCAATTTCTTACAGTATTAAATTCTGCAATGGCAGATAATACAGAATTTGGTCGCAGTCAAGGTAATGCTATCATACAAGGAATTCCCACAGAACAATATAGATTTCGAACAATATCACAAGATGTTCCAATCTATACATTCAGTAAAACTGTTGCCGGTCGAGGAATGGTATTTGAGATAGTTTCAACATCATTCAAAAGTAGTGAATCTATATACGAAGAACCACCTGTGCCAGGAAACCAGTTAGGATTTGTTTATAGAAATGATGGCAGCGGTCCAGGATCACCAAACACAGGATTTTATTTGATGTTCAAGCAAGGATCGTTAGAACTTGCCGACTTCAGTATTACTGTTCCAACAACTAATGAAAAAGTATCTGTAGACAGTACAAATATTAATAATGATGACGTGTGGTTATTTAAAGTGGGCTCATCTGGAACACAACAAGACCAATGGACTAAGGTGTCAAATCTTATTGGTAATAACATCGCTTACAACAGTTTATCACAGGATATTAGAAATATTTTTGCTGTACAAACAGAAGAAGATGATCGAATTGATCTAGTATTTGCTGATGGCGTTTATGGTAATTTACCACAAGGGAGTTTCCGTGTTTATTATAGAGTAAGTAATGGTTTATCATATACTATCGCCCCAAACGAACTACGTGGCATTAATATTTCCGTTCCATACGTTAATAAATCTGGAACAGAACAAACAATCACTATCGGGTTAGCATTACAAGCAACAGTAGCTTCTAGTGCTGCAACTGAAGATATTGACACAATTCGTATAAATGCCCCGGCACAATATTATACACAGAATAGAATGATTACAGGTGAAGATTACAATCTTGCACCGTTGGCAAGCTCACAAAATATTTTAAAAATAAAAGCAGTTAATAGAACATCAAGCGGCATTAGTCGTAACTTTGAAATTATTGATGCCAGTGGAAAATATTCTAGTGTGAACATTTTTGCCGACGACGGCTTTGTCTATAAAGAAGAAATAGAATCGCAGATCAATTTCAAATACAGTAGCAGAGTTGACGTAGTTAATACTATTAGAAATATTATAGAACCGGTATTCACTGAAAAGGATGTTTACAATTTTTATCTTACAAAATTTGATAAGGTATTCTTTACAGATGAAAACTCTGTATGGCAACAAAGCACATCAGACGTTAATATAACTACCGGTTATTTTAAAAATATTGTTGACAATACTTTATTAAAAGTAGGATCGTATTCTACCAGCCCTTTAAAATATCTCTCATTTGGGGCATTAATTAAATTTGTCCCCCCAACAGGATATGCGTTTAAGAAAGGAGCATTGGTTGTTGCTAGCCCAACAGACGCCGGTCAAACAGATCGAATCTGGACCAAAGTTATTAAGGTAGTTGGTGACGGTACTAACGCAGGAAGAGGTGCGTTAACTAGCGGATTAGGTCCTGTAACATTTAATGATACGGTACCAAGCGGTGCTATAGCTAAACGAATTATTCCTAAATTTGTAACAGATTTGCCACCAGCACTTGAAACTGAAATTGTTAATCAAATACTACAGAATTTAAATTTTGGATTGCGCTATGATGTAGTTACAGCATCTTGGAATATTATCACAGCATCTAACCTTAATCTAACAGACTCGTTCAGTCTTGGTAAAGAAGGCGATACTAGTAATGTTAATCTTGACTCATCATGGACAGTTGCGTTCATTAAAGAAGTTGATCAATATGTTGTAAGAATACGAAAATTAAGTTATAGATTTGGTAGTGTAGAACAAAACAGATTTTATTTCGATAGTGCTGAAAAGCAATATAACGATCAATTAGGCAAAGTGGTCAAAGACCATGTCAAGGTATTAGGCATTAACACAGCCGCCGACGGTGTAAATCTTTTAAGAAATGAATTTTCATTTGAAATTTACGATACAATTAAATTTGAAGATGGGTACGAAAGTTCTGTTGAGATTGAAGTTGCATTCTCTGATACAGACGACGACGGTGTGGTTGATAATCCAGAATCTTTTGAACAGATCGTGGGTGAGGATACAGATTTAAATTATCTATTCTTCCAAAGTATTACAGATACAACAGGAGAAACAATCACTAGATTAATTGATAGTGATACAGTTAAAATATATCAGTTAGAATCTCAAGTAAACATTAACGATGAAGAAAACGGACAATTAATATATTTCTATGATGTTAATGAAGATAGAGTTAAGAGGGTAAACAAAACTACAAATACTTTAGATCTAGAAACAGAGTATAAAGGTGTTATAGGTAGAGATGCATTAAAATTCCAATACACTCACAACGCTAATGTAGATCGAAGAATAGATCCAAGTGTAAGTAATATCATTGATATATACCTATTAACAAGAAGTTACGATGAAGCTTACAGAGTATACTTGGCCGGAGGTACTTTGGTTGAACCAACTGCGCCATCCAGTGATAACCTGAGAATCACATTTGGCACTACACTTGACGCTATTAAAGCAATCAGCGATGAAATCATATATCATCCGGTGAAATATAAAGTATTGTTTGGATCAGTAGCTGAAGAGAAGTTAAGAGCACAATTTAAAGTAGTTAAAAATCCAACACAATCTATTAATGATAACGATTTGAAAGTTAGAATTGTTTCAGCCATTAATGAATTTTTTGATATTAATAATTGGGACTTTGGTGATAGATTCTATATCAGTGAATTGATCACATATATTTTAAATCAGACAGCACCGGATATTAGTAATCTTATTATTGTTCCTAGGCAATCAAGTCAGGAGTTTGGTAGTTTATTTGAAATACAAAGTACTCCTGATCAATTATTAATCAGTGGTGCAACGGTAGACGACATAGAAATAGTATCCGCGATAACTGCATCAGAAGTTAGAGCTTCCGCAACCAGCATAGTAACGACAACATAATATGGCAAATGATAAATTCCCTAAGAGTGGGTTACCAATAAGAAAAACGGTTGACCTATTACCGGCAACTTTTAGATCAGAGTCTAACGACAAGTTTATGTCGGCAGTTGTTGATCCATTAGTTCAACCTGGTGTTCTTGAAAAGATAGTTGGATATGTAGGTCGTAGATTTGGTAAAACTTATGGCGGTACTGATGTTTATCTAGACTCTGACGAAACACTAAGAAGTAGATATCAGCTCGAACCTGGTGTAGTTATTAAAGATAACAACGGCAACGTAGAAAAATTTTACGATTATATCGATTTCAAAAATCAATTAAAGTTTTTTGGTAACAATGTAGAACGTGATGATCTAACCACAGCACAAGAACACTTTGCATGGAATCCACCAAAACACTGCGACAAATATGTAAACTTTCTAGAATGCTATTGGATACCAGAAGGTCCTCCTCCTGTTGACGTATTTGGGCAATCTGATAAAATAGTCACCCAATACCAAGTAACATTAGGAGCTACTGGCAATTCTTATATTTTCTCTCCTAATTATACTAATGCTAGTTATATTAATAATCCCACATTAACTTTCTATAGAGGAGCAACCTACAAATTTAGAGTTATCTGTCCTCAAGAAGGATTTGTAATTAGATCAAATTATGATACAGGATCCCTATTGTTAAACCCAAATAGAGCGTATCAGCCAGGAGAATTGGCGGTATATGACAATAAACTTTGGAAAGCCAAAGTATTTGTTGCTCCCGGTGATGGAAGTAGTATCGATGCAGATAGCCAAGATTGGGAATTTGTAGAGATTGCTACATCTACTTCAGTTTTAGACTATAATGATGGAGTAACCAACAACGGTGTAGAAAATGGATTTATGGATTTTACAGTTCCATATAATGCTCCCGATGTACTCTATTATCAAAGTAAAGTTACTCCTGATAGATTTGGTCGTATTATTATCGCAGATATTGAAGCCAACACATTTGTAGATGTTGAAAAAGAAATTATTGGCAAGGCAACGTATACTAGTGGTAATGGTGTTAAATTTACCACGGGTCTTATTGTTGAATTCAAAGGTAATGTAACTCCTGCAAAATATGCTAAAGGTCGATATGTAATTGAAAACGTTGGTGCTAAAATCAATGTGGTCAATTGGGACGATCTGGTAATTCCAAGATTATCCAAAGTCGTACCCGAAGTAACATTTGATGATGGTGGATTTGATACCGGACCATTTGATGATGCTACGGCCTATCCATCAGAAAAAGATTATCTTGTAATCAGTCGTGATAGTATTGATCTCAATCCTTGGACCAGATATAATCGTTGGTTTCATCGAGCTGTATTAGATTATGCCTACGGTTTGCGAGGACAAGAATTTACAGCACCAGAAGAGGCAAGAGCGAAACGACCAATTTATGAATTTCTACCAGGTATACAACTATTCAATCATGGAAGAATTGCCAAAGAAACTGTTGACTACATCGACACCTATACTGACGATATACTTTCCAAAATTGAAGGTAGTGCAGGCTATAGTGTCGACGGTGAAGAATTGTTTGAAGGTGCAAGGCTTTTAGTAGTTGCAGACACAGACGATCTAACCAATAACAAAATATATGAAATACAATTTATAGTACACAACGGCAAGAACCAAATCCATTTAGCTGAAACAGAAGACACTGTTTCTAAAGAAGGTGAATGTGTATTAATACGTCGTGGAACAAATAATCAAGGACTAATGTTCCACTTCAATGGAACCGCCTGGGTTAAGAGTCAAGAAAAAACTAAAGTAAATCAACCTCCGTTATTTGATGTATATGATGAAGATGAAGTAAGTTTTTCAGATACTACTAAGTATCCAGATTCTACATTTGCTGGATCTGAGATTGTTGGCTATAAGGTTAACCCCAATGGCATACCGGATCCTGAATTAGGAATTAAATTAACATTTCTTAATATTGATAATATTGGTGACGTTGTACAACATTTTAATTGGGACACTGATACATTCACATATAGAGACGGTAATAATGTAATCACTAAACGTATTGCCACAGGATACTATTATCTAGATCCTACTGGCGGATATGGCGGATGGGGCAATGGGTGGACACCGTTATCATCAAAATACACGATGCCAATATTAGACAGTGTTAAAATTACATCGACGACAAATACATTTACTATTGATACTGTTGATTGGACTCTTCTTCCGAACGATGATGAGTTTGCAATTAGATTCTATGTAAACGGAGGTATTTACAAAGGACCCTATGTCAGGACTCGCGGAACATTTACCTTTACTGAAAGAACATTTAAAGAAAATGACATCATAACCATAAAGGTAGTTGCCAACGTAGAACCAAAATCTGGTTACTATCAGATACCGTTAGGATTAGAAAAGAATCCATTAAATGCACCGGTGGCACAATGGACACTAGGTCAAGCAGCTGACCATTTAAATTCCGGATTAGATTTTAACACATTGTGGTCAGGGGTTGTTCCCGGTCTTAACGACCTCCGTGATATTCCTTTCGACGAATTTGGCCAACCGTGGAATACATATAGTACTCGTTATCTACATCATTCTGGAATTACACCATTAGCGATTGCATTGCTATGTGATAAAACAACTAATATTGTTAAAGCATTACAATATTCTAAAAAATCATACACAGATTTTAAAAATAACTTTGTAGCAAAAGCTATAGAATTACCGTATAACGAAAATATTCCAAACTTTGTTGATGATATTATTTCTAATTTAAGTAGAACGAAGAATATTAATAGTCCTTTCGCCGACAGCGATATGGTTGGTAGTGGAGCATATACATCTATTAATTATACTGTTGAAGATACTGGAATTAAAATATTTGCATTATCAACAAGATTTGTATTAACTGAATTAAGTCGACGTGCAGTATATGTCTATATAAATGGAACACAATTATTACACGGAAAAGATTACGAATTTAATGGAACATTTGGCTTTGTAACTATTCTCAAATCATTAAATGAAAACGATCTAGTAGATATTAGAGAATATGTTTCAACAGCATCGTGTAATATTCCATCAACCCCATCAACTTTGGGATTGTATAAAAAGTATACTCCGATGAAATTCGTTGATGATACATATCGCGAACCTAAGGAAGTCATCCAAGGACACGATGGTAGCATCACTATTGCCTATGGTGACTTCCGTGATGATCTGTTGTTGGAATTAGAATATAGAATTTACAATAATATCAAGACAGAATATAATGCTAAGGTATTTGATATCGACGCAACTATTGGCGGATATTACGGTAATGCTCTATTCAACAGAGAAGAATTAAATGATGTAATTAATCCAGAATTTTTAAAATGGGTTCAAAATACAAATATTAATTATACCTTAAATGAATATTTTATAGAGTATGAACCTTTCACATACACCTATACTAATATGTCAGACCCAACCGGCACACAAAACTTGCCAGGATGGTGGAGAGGTGTATACAAATGGTTCTATGACACAGATCGCCCACATCGTTGCCCATGGGAAATGTTAGGCTTCTCAGAACAACCAACATGGTGGGAAGCACAATACGGTGCTGCACCTTATACCAGCAACAATCTAATCTTATGGGAAGATTTGCGTGATGGAGTTATCCGTCAAGGAACAAGAGCAGGTCGGTATGACAGATATAAACGTTCATCATTGATGAGTCATTTACCGGTCGACGGTGACGGTAAATTATTAAGTCCGTTAGATTCTGGACTAGCTAGAGATTTTGTTTTATTGAATAATCGAGGATCATTTACATTGGGTGATGTATCACCGGTTGAATATGCTTGGCGATCAAGTTCTGAATGGCCTTTTGCTATAGCTATCGCAATGTGTCTGTTAAAACCATTTGATTTTATCGCTAATAGTTTTGACAGATCTACAACTAGAAAAAATAAATTAAATCAAACTATTAATAAAACCACGGGAACATTTGTTACTCTTGAAGATCTTATTGTTCCTGAAACAGCAGGAACGCAAGCAGCAGGTTTAGTAAATTATCTAGTCAGCTATGTTAAATCTAAAAATTTATCATTAGATATTCTGTCTAATAATATTAAAAATCTATCAGTTCAGATGTCTACAAGATTAAGTGGATTTGTAGATAAAGAACAACAAAAATATCTATTAGATACTAAGAGTCCTCAATCAGCAACTAGTGGAATTTTTATTCCTCCTGAGAATTACGATATTGTATTCAATGTCAGCTCTCCTGTTAAGATTTTAACCTATAGTGGGGTATTGCTAGAAAAAACAGAAGGCGGATGGATACTCAACGGATATGATGATGTATTACCATATTTTGGATATTATGAACCATTAGTTAGTCAAGGGGATCCTTTAATATCAGTCGGCGGCGTAAGTGAAAATTTTGTTAATTGGGAATCCGATTATAGATATTCAAATGGCCAGATAGTTCTATATAAAAATGATTTTTACAGAGCAAATATAACACACGAAAGCTCAACACAGTTTGTTTTAGCCAACTGGAAGAAACTACCTAAGCTACCAGTAACAGGTGCTGTAGAAGCATTGAAAAGAAGAGAATTTAACAAGATACGAATTAAAAAATTAAGTTACGGTTCTAAACTAACAACGATACAACAGGTAGTTGATTTTCTTTTAGGATATGAAGAATACCTTAAAGACCAAGGATTTATTTTTGATAATTATGATACAGAAAACCAAGTAAGCCAAGACTGGACTACAAGTTGTAAAGAATTTATGTATTGGACCAAGCATAATTGGGCTATAGGATCGATTATAGCTTTAAGTCCAGCAGCAGAAAAAATTAATGCATCTGTTACAGTTGGTGTGGCAGAAAATATTATTGATGGCTTTTACGATTATCAAGTCCTCAAAGATGATGGCAAACCATTGTCAATTGCAAATATTAATGTTAATAGAACCTTTCAAAATATTACTATTCAAACTACAAACACCGAAGAAGGTATCTATTTCATAAAACTTTATTATGTTTTAAAAGAACATATTACAGTATTTGATGATATTACAGTGTTCAATGATGTTATCTATGACAAACCAACAGGATACAGACAAGACCGTATCAAATCAGTAGGATTCCGCACTACAGATTGGGACGGTGACTACACTAGCCCTGGCTTCTTATTTGACAATGTAAACATACAAGTATGGCAACCGTTTACTGACTATCGCTTAGGTGATATTGTATCTTATAGAAGTTACAATTGGACCAGTTTACAAAATCAATTAGGCACACAAGAATTTGATGATACCAAATGGACCAAATTAGATTCAACGCCATCAAAACGATTAGTTCCTAACTTTGATTACAGGATTAATCTAGTCGAAGATTATTATGATATTACTTCAGATGGAATTGGAGTAACAACAACAGCATTGTCTCGACATGCAACAGGATATCAAGCAAGACCGTATCTAGAAAATCTTTCTGAAGATGCAGTAACTCAATATCAATTATATCAAGGATTTGTTCGCGAGAAAGGTACCAACAATGCTATTACTAAAGTTTTTAACAAACTCAGTCGTGCAGGTGATGCAGCCATTGTTTTAAAAGAAGAATGGGCATTCCAAGTTGGTAGGCTTGGTGGGGTTGATCAACTGAGAGAGATTGAATTTACAGTTGAAAAAGATCAATTCCAATTGAATCCCCAACCAGTATTAATTTCTACAACTATCTCAAATGTTGTCAGCGATCAATATTATAGAATCAATGAAGCAGGGTTTACAATCAAACCTATTCCGTATGATGTTGATATAAATCCAACATCAGTTGATGCAGAACCAAGTAAAACAGCAGGATATGTTAAACTTGATCAGGTTGAATTTATTGTAAAAACTAGAGACGATATTTTAAATCTAGATATTTCCAAATTTTACGAAAATGATCACGTATGGATAACATTTGATTCATTTACATGGAATGTTTTGAGATTAAATGAATCACCTGTATTAAGTATTGTAAGTCTTGCAAGATCTGGAACAGAGGTGGTCATAACACTTAACAGAAGACACGATCTTGTTGTAGACGATATTATTGGTATTAAGAATGTATTAAATTTAACAGGATTCTTTAAGATAACAGCGGCTGGATTAGAAACAGTAACAGTTGAAATTGAATCAACAACGCAAGATCCTCAATTAGACGACAGCACCGTTACAAATATTCATTTGTTTACGGCGACAAGATTCGCATCATATGATGCACTCGATCCTCAGGAATCAGCATTATTACCGAACGGATCTAGAATGTATATTGACAATAACGGATCAGATCTTTGGGAAGTAATTAAAAAGAAAAAACAATATTCCGGAAAAAATATTGTAGAATACGGAACATCGGCACCGTTATATACAGGAACAAAAGTAGTTTACAATGACAAACTCAAACAGGCATTAGTAGGAATCCCAGGATCCGGGTATGTAATGGCATATCTAGAAGTAACCGCAGGATTATCATTAAGACAAATTATTGCACCCGAGCCTGGTCTTGAATCGACTGTTATTGGTTCGTTTGGATCTGCAATCGCAATAAGTCCGGACAGCAGATTTTTAATAGTTGGTGCTCCTGGAGCAAGCGGAGTTAAGAGTGATTATCAAGGTGACTACAGCCCAATTCGCAGTTATCTTGTTGGTGATATTGTTTTATATGCTGGCAAATTATGGAAAGCAGTAAAAGATACAGTCGGTGACGGTAGTACTGTAAATGTCTATACAGAAGACTGGGAACCAGCTGTTTCAATACCTGCTTATTCTTCCGGACGCAGTGTTGGTGAAACAAGCCAAGGTATGATTTCTATATACGAATGGTCGAACCAACAATGGGAAATTAAAAATTCATTTGTTAGCCCGAGACCACATAACAATGAACAGTTTGGTTCTGATATAACAATAGGTGTTAATGGTACAACATACTATATGGCAGTATCCGCAAAAGGATCATTAGAAAATCGCGGTAGGGTGTATCTATATGTTTATGATGGTACAGAATGGAAACATTTAGAAAATCAAAATTATAGAGGTGTGTATGCGCCGGTTGGAACATATAACCCTGTAACAGGAACATACAGTCCATCTGGAACAACATACTATCCACAAGGATCTGTAGTATGGTGGGATTCAGCATTATGGGAAGCACAAGCAGATAATTTTGCCGATGGTAGTACATTAAGCATCGATTCTGTTGATTGGAAGAAACTAGATCCTATTTCTACACAATGCTCACTACCACAAAATATTTCATTAAATGATGACGGATCAACATTGGCCATGGGACTATTAAGCCCTACCCAATTAGCAGAATTAATAAAACAAGGTGACGAGTTTGGACATAGTTTGACCATGAGTCGAGATGGTAGTATTCTTGTTGTTGGTTCTCCTAATAGTGATTCTCAATATTTTGCAAAATATAGAGGTATCTGGAGACCAGATATTGAATATGTTGAAGGTGATGTTGTTAGATATGTTGATCCTTCATATGTTACTCCTGGATTTGATTCTCAAGAAGATAGGATGTATTCTTACTATCGATTAGATCAAAGATTTGGTGAACCTACTGATTCAACAACTAGAAGTTACAACGAGCTTCCAGATGCAGGAATACCTTGGATTAATATCGGTGATAGTTCATCATTACCATCAGGTAAGATTTATATCTATCAACGCTCAACATACGGAATATACGAGCTTAAACAAACTATTAATGCTGACTCGTTACCAGAAGTTAATGATCTAGATTCTGGAAATACTGTGATCAATTCTGGAGATCAATTTGGCTGGTCGTTAGATATTGACTCTTCTGGGGCAACTTTAGTTGTTTCAAGTCCTCAATCAGATATTAATTTACAAAATCAAGGAAGTGCTTATATATTCCGCACTGACGGATTTGCTGACCCACAATACAGACTAAAACAAAAATTAGAAAGTTTTGAAAGATTCCCCAATGAATATTTTGGTCAAAGTGTAAGTATCAGTGCAAATGCAGAAAAAATTGTTATTGGTGCTAAAAATAGTCCGTTTGTCTATCTAACAAGATTTGACACAGTGTTAGGCACAACATTTGATCAAGGTAAAACTCGATTCTCAGAGATAAAAGGATATGCTGGCGGTGTATATGTATTTGAGAATAAAAACGACACATATTTCTTAACAGAAAAATTAGAAACAGAATTATCACCTTACGAGAGTTTTGGTTATAGTGTTGATGCTACGACATCTGTAATATTAGTAGGATCGCCCGATTATCAAGAACCAGTTCTAGTAGATGCTGCCTTTTCCTTTACTGGTCCTAAAGTTGGTATGGCAAGACTATTTAAGAAAGATACAGCTCTTGAATCTTGGGAAGTTCTAGCTAAGAGATTACCGGTAGTTGATATTTCAAAAATTAAAAGTATTGCAATGTATGATGATGTTAACAATGTTAAAATACAAGATTTAGATTATGTTGATCATGCTAAATTAAAAGTTTTAAATTCAGCAGAACAAGAACTTAAATTTAAAACACCATACGACCCTGCGGTATATTCCATAGGTACAGACGAATCAATTGTAGATTCAACACAGGCATGGAAAGAGCCGCATGTTGGCGAATTATGGTGGGATATTTCTAAGGCTAAATGGTTGTATTATGAGCAAGGCGATGTAAGCTACAGAACAGGAAACTGGAATACTTTGTCAGAAGGTGCCAGCATCGATGTTTATGAGTGGGTAGAATCTGTACTATTACCTAGCGAATGGTCAGCAGTGGCAGATACTAATGAAGGAGTGGCTGAAGGTATTTCTGGCCAACCGTTATATCCTAACAATGATGTTTATGCCATTAAAGAATTATATAATGAAAGCACAGGACAATTATCAGGCACATTATATTATTATTGGGTTAAGAACAAAACTACAGTTCCTGAAAATAAAATAGGTCGCAGAATTTCTGCAGCCAGTGTAGCATCTTATATCAATAATCCAGGCGGCACAGGAATAGCATTTATATCAATAATTGATGCAGATAAATTCTTATTCCATAATGTGCATTCGATATTATCAGTGGATGCTGCATCGATTAACATACAATATACCAAGAATGACATCAAACTAAATCCTATTCATAATGAATATCTATTGTTAACTGAAGGGGTAGCGGATAGCCTTCCTAATGAAAAATTAGAAGCAAAATGGATAGACAGCCTTGTAGGAGAAGATTTAGCAGGTAACAGAGTGCCTGATCCTAAATTACCAGCTAAACAGAAATATGGTCTAGAGATAAGACCAAGACAAAGTATGTTTATTGATAGATTATCTATTCTTGAAACAGTAGTAACAAACATCAATGCGGTTCTGTCTAAAGAAGCATTTTCTGATACGATAGATTTTAATAATCTAAATTTAGTAGATGAAATACCAAACGAACTTTTAAACTTATACGATGTTACTGTTGACACATACGAAGACCTGGTGGTGATAGGAACCACACGTATTAAACAGGCAGTTCTTTCTGTTAATATTATTGATGGAGAAATTGATACCATTGATGTGATATCAGCAGGGTTTGGGTATAAAGTTCCACCACCGGTAGAATTCGAAGGTGACGGTATTGGTGCAACGGCTACGTCTGAACTAGACAACCAAGGACGTATAACATCAGTCACAGTTAATACACGTGGAAAAAAATACACCACGGCAATTGCTAAGATTAGAAATTTCTCAGTGTTGATTAAATCTGATTCTACAGCAAGAGATTTTTGGAGCATTTATGCGTGGGATGATATACGTCAGGTATTTTTCCGCAGTCAATCACAAGCCTATGACACAAGAAGATATTGGAGTTTGATAGATTGGTGGAAAGAAGGATATAGTCCTATATCGAGAATAACTAAAGAAATTGGCATAGTTTCTGAAGAACAAGAACCAACATTAGGAATTGAGGTTGGGGATCTTATCAGAGTTAAAGAATATGCTGGAGGTGGTTGGGCAGTATTTGAAAAACTTGATGCTCCGAGTACTAGCGGATTTGCAGAAAACTGGTTACAGGTCGGTAGACAAAATGGCACGGTAGAGATCAGTGAAGACCTATATAAAATTAATAACGTTGGTATTGGGTTTGATAATACTCTGTCATTTGATACTGCATTATACGATATTGAAAATTCTTTAGAATTAAGAAATATTCTTAAGGCAGTTAAAGAAGATCTCTTTATTGGTGATTACAGAGTTGAATGGAATAAACTATTCTTTAGTTGTGTGCGTTATTCTTTCGAAGAACAACAATATATTAATTGGGCATTTAAAACAAGTTTCTTAAATGCTACTCATAACGTTGGTGCTTTAGAACAAAAATTAAGTTACAAGAATGATAATCTTGAAAGTTTTAAAGACTATATCAATGAAGTTAAACCTTATAGAACTACGGTTCGCGAATATGTAAGTAGGTATGATACTTTAGAAAACACCCCAACGGTGATGTCGGATTTTGATTCTCCTGCATATTTTTCTGTAAGCGAAGGAAAGATAGTTCCGGTAACAACATCAAACGAACAGATAAAATCATATCCATGGAAATGGTGGTTAGATTATCAAGGATATTCTATAGTATCCATTGAAGTAACTAATCAAGGAGCTGGATATACATCTGCACCTACCGTGTATATTGAAGGAAATGGATTTGGAGCAACCGCCAGAGCATATATTTCAAATGGAAAAGTTTCTGGTGTAGAAATGTTAACTACAGGATCTGGATATACTATACTTCCTACAATATCTCTAGTTGGCGGCAATGCTTCTAATTCAGACAGAGCTAAAGCAGTCGCAGTATTGGGCGAATCAAAAATAAGAACATTTAATCTATCAATGAAATTTGATAGAGTGGCTAAAACAGGGTTTTATACAGAGTTTACACAGACAGAAACGATTACAGCTCCTGGGTCACAAGCAGTCTTTAATTTAACTTATCCTCCATCAAGAGATAAGACTAAGATATCAATTCTTAAAAATGGTCTATTATTACTAGGTAATGAATATACTGTTAGTTTATACACATCATCGTCAGATGCTTACAGTGTGTTAAGAGGAAAAATTATTTTTACCACACCACCAATCAAGGGCGATGTAATTAACATTAATTATGAGAAGAATGACGAATTATTAGATAGTGTTAATAGAATTGAAAAATACTATGCACCAACAAGCGGCATGAAGGGCAAGGACCTTGGCCAACTAATGACTGGTATCGATTTTGGTGGAGTACAGATACAAGGTACTACATTTGATGTCACTGGCGGTTGGGATGCTCTTCCATGGTTTACAGATAATTGGGATAGTGTTGAAAGTTCTGCAGACTATTATCATGTATGTGATGGCAGTACTACGGATGTAACATTGCCATTTACGCCGGCCAATGGTCAACAAATCACAATATATCTTAAGAGAGCAGGTACTGCTATATTTTCAAGTATTGACAACTTGCAATATTCTGCGGCAACTCCCGAACCAACAACAGTAAGAATTGACGATCCGTTCTATGATGCTATAGACGATTCGTCAACTTCAGTAAACCCAACTGCACAGATGCCAACTTTTATCGGTGACGGAGTTAATAGAGATGTTGCAATTGGAGAATATATACAAACCAATCCTGGTGATATCTTAATATTCCGCCCCATTGAAAGCGATGGATCTGTAACGATTACAGATAATAATCTTCTTGATACTAAAATAAGTGGCGGTTCGCTAGCATCAATGAGCGGTGCTTATGCTACAGCCAACGGAACCACAGCAGAAGAAATTGCAATCGATGGCGACAAATTTATTAGCCCAGACCAAGTACCTGCTCCCGAAGAAAATATTCCAGGTCAGGTTCTCGATAGTCTAAGTATTCGAGTGTTCAATAATACACGTAGTGGTGCAGCACCGTTACAATCTAGATTATTATTTGGTGATGGCACAACTAGATTCTTCGATATCGGATTAGATGTATTAGAAAATAATTCTGTAATAGTTTATGTTGATAAGATAAAACAAATGCCAGCGACTGATGATTCGGTAATGAATTACGGTATTGATCTTGTAACCAAGCAAATAGAATTTGTAGAACCACCAGCAGATGGCGCAATGATTGAAATCCTTGCTATAGGCATTGGAGGTATTTCCTTATTAGATTACCAAGAATTTGTTGCAGACGGCACTACAAAATTATTCTTAACCTCTGCAAACTATTATGATACTACATCAATATTTGTAACAGTTAATGGTGAAATAGTAGATATAGATTTTATCAACAGTACTGGAATAGTTGATGCCACAGACAAGGTTTTAGTAAGATTTCCTTCAGATTTGGCCTTTAGAGATATAGTTAAGATTATCTGCCTTGGTTCAAGTTTGGATGTAGATTCTACAGGATTATCGATAGTTCGAGTTAATAATCAAACATTTGAATTTGAAGGTAGTACTAGAACATTTACCTTAGACAATTTTGTAAGTTTATCAAGAGGTGCAGATGCTGCATCTATGATAGTTGATGTTAATGGTCATATATTACGAGGAGTTGATACAACCTATGTAATCTATGATGGTGTAACTAATCAATTTGAATTAGGGATTGACCCTGCAGAGTCTGCAGGTGCTATTTTAAATACCAACGTTCGAGTATTTGTTAACGATATACAAAAAACTATTATTCAGGATTATAGTTATGATGGTACTACAAAAATATTAACAATTAAATCGTCAGTATTGACAACAGGTGATAAAGTCAAGATTGAAAATGATTTAAGAGCAGAATATCGTATCATCGGTAATGATCTAGTTATTGATTCATCAGTAACACTATCTTCAACAAATGAAACTGATAATGAATTAATTAATGTCACATGGTTTAGCGAATACCCATCGATGAATATTGTAACAGATGAATATGCAGGCGGAAAAATTAATTACAATTTCAGTCAACTGCCCTTAGATGCTAATTATGTATGGATATATAAAAATGGGGTACGTTTAGTTAAAGATATTGATTATACAGTTTCTTTACCAAGAGGAGTTTTCTATCTAACTGAACTCACAACAGATGCAGATGTGATTAAAGCTGTGGTATTTGGTACAGGTATTTGGAAAGAACCTAGTGCCTATGAAATCCATAAAGATATGTTAAATGTATATCAATTTAAGAGATATGCGTTAGGAGAAGTTAGTTTATCTAAAAATCTTGCTTATTATGACACCACAATGACGGTAAGTGATGCAACCTTATTAGCAGATCCAATAACAAGTAGAAATGTTCCGGGCATTGTTGAAATCAATGGAGAAAGAATTGAATACCTAGCTAAAAATGACAATGTGCTTTCTCAACTTAGAAGAGGTACGTATGGTACATCTATTGCAGAATTACATCAATCAGGAAGCTATGTTGTTGATGTGAGCGTTACACAATCTATACCTTATGCTGAAAATCAAGAACGTGTTGATTTTGTCAGTGACGGAAGTACACTATTAATAGGCCCAATAGGATTTGTTCCTGCTAAATCAACTAGAAAATCAGTTTGGTATAGAAGTTCAATCCCTACAACGAATGGTCCTTGTGATCAGATCGAAGTATTTTCCGGTGGTACTCGATTACGTAAAGATCCCATAACAGTATATGATGAACAATTAGGGGTTGCTAGTCCAGGCGCCGATAAACAGTTAGAAGCAGAATTTTCAGTAGACGGTACTACGGCTTATATACGATTAACTTCGGTAATACCTGCCGGAACACGCATTTCTATTATTAAACGAACAGGAAAATCTTGGTATGATCGTGGTGACACAACCACTACATCCGGCGTAACACTGTTTGATAATACATCAGCTATTGCTAAATTCATAGCTGCCAGGACAACTAAATTACCCGAATAAATACACTATGGAACCAAAAGAGACTAATATGCCAGAAAATAAAAATCAACAAGTAGAAGCTCGTCCTAACGAAACTGGAGGATTCCATTTCGAAGGACATATCAAGATTTTTGACCCGGAAACTAATGAAGTTTTTGTAAACAAGCGTAACGCTATCCATTACGAAAACATGTCAGTAGCTATGGTAAATTCTATGTCAAATCAAGGACAGGGAACCATTTATGAAATGGTATTTGGCAATAGCGGCTCCGTCGTAGATCCTACAGGATTAATTACATACCTAACACCAAATACAGTTGGTTCTAATTCTAATTTATACAATCAAACATATAAGAAAGTAGTGGACCAAAACAGCACAAATAATACAGATCCTATTAGAAATAAGATGGAGATCCGACATGTTAGTGGAGCCACATACAGCGATATTTTAATCAGCTGTTTGATTGACTACGGTGAGCCACTAGAACAACAGGCATTTGATAATAGTGTTGATTTAAGTGGAACTTTTGTATTTGATGAGCTTGGATTACGTGGATATAACCCAACCGGTGACGGTAAATTACTAACCCATGTTATATTCCATCCGGTACAAAAATCTTTAAACAGACTTTTACAGATTGATTATACGATCCGTGTACAAAGTTTAACTGGTTTCACAGAGGTATAATAAATGCCATATAATGTAGAGTTTACAGATAAGAATAATAAATCGCCAATAACGGTGTTTGATAATACTTCTAGCACCGATACCTCATTGATATTTCCTGGACGTAATGTAACAGGTTACGGTCAGATCATCGCAGAGAATTTTTTACACTTATTAGAAAATTTTGCCAGTTCAACAGAACCAATTAATCCTGTAGAAGGCCAATTATGGTATGATAGTACTAATGGCGTATTGCAGATTTGGGATAATGTAAGTTGGAAAGCAGCATCAGGAATTCAAAAAGGTCCCACAGAACCAAGCGTTACCACAGCGAAGGTTGGCGAATTGTGGATTGATACAACTAATCAACAGTTGCGTATATACACAGGCACACGTTGGATTCTGGTAGGTCCTAGTGAGAGCTCTATAGATGGTTTACGATACGGTCCATCGGTTGAGAAAATTGTTGACAGTGATAACGTTGATAGATATGTATTAATATTTTATCTCAAAGACGTTCCGGTAATTGTATTCAGCAAAGACAGTTTTGTTCCTAAGATTAGTATTTCTGGTTTTACATTAATTAAAGCTGGATTAAATATAACCGTACCAATTACATCAGCAGAAATTGCACAGTTTGAAGGTGGATATCTTCCAAAACTGGTTGGTACTGCTCAATCGTCGGATGCTCTTAATATTTCTGGTGTAGCGGTAGATGCTGGAAAATTCTTAAGAACTGACACAGTTAATACTACAGAATTTCCTATTAACATACGTAATAATAGCGGTATTACTCTTGGTAGTGACGGCACATTTATTATATCTTCATCAACGACTGCTGCAAAAATTTACAATTCAGCCAGCGGAAGTAGTATCGATCTTCAGGTAAACAGAAACGGAGTTCCAAGTACTACCTTGCGTGTAATCAACGACAAAGTTGGTATTAATACAGCCGCCCCGGACTACGAATTACAGGTCACAGGATCGATAGCAGCATCAGATTCTTTATTTGTATTAGGCACAGCAGAAAGTACAAATCTCAGCAACGGCAGTGTTAGAATTAACGGTGGTGCATCTATCAAGAAAAATCTTTTGATAGGTACTGGGATAGATGTTACAGGGGTCACACAAACTAACGAAATCCAACCTAAAACTACAGATACGTACGATAATGGTACATCAACAAAAAGATGGAAAACTGTACGTGCTAAAACAATCATTGCAGATGAAATCCAAGGTGTTCTTACTGGTAACATTGCCGGTAATTCTAATACAGCAACTAGTTTAAAAAATGTAACTACATTCCAATTGGCAGGTGATGTTATTAGTCCTGCGGTATCATTCGACGGGCAGGTTGGAAGTTATACTAAGATTTTTAATACTACTTTAACTGCAAATATTATTTCAGATAAAGACGAACCGTTTCCAAAAGTTTCAAGGAATACTGATTTTGTTTTAACCTATAGACCCAGCGAAGCAGCAACTGCCAGTTTGGGATTATTAAAACAAACTAGAGACACGTTTGTAGGAGATCTAGGTGTTCCTATTGGTGCTATTTTACCTTTCGCTGGATCAACAGTTCCGGCCGGTTACCTATTATGTGACGGTTCAGAAGTTGAGCGTGTTAAATTTCCAACCTTATGGGACGTGGTAGGATTTACATATAGTAAAACACGATTCCTAGCCATAGATATGGTTGTAGGCCAAACTTATACTATTGAAAGTCTAGGAACTGTAGATTTTGCATTATACGGACTTGACCCGGTAACCAGCGCCCCTGTGATCAACTCTGTAGGTGAAACTTTTGTTTGTATTTTAGTACCAACATCCGGTACAGGATCAGTATTCACTACAAACTTTAACGGAATTGGAACTTTCCGTTTACCAGATTTAAGAGGTCGATTCCCTCTTGGTAAAGATAACATGGACAATGCTGGAACAGTGCCTAATTCCTCAGGAGGATATGTTGATGCAGGTGGCGGAAACGTTGATCGTGTTCCCGATACCAAAGCTGATATTTTAGGTGAAGGTGCAGGATCTAGTGATGTTTCATTAGCATTAGCTAATATTCCAGATCATCAACACTCATTAGGAGTGGGTTCTACACAATATAACACAGTAAAAGTAGGTACTGGACAATACTCACAATTGGGTACTACTCCATCTGCGGTACAGATCAGTGGTACAAGCGGAACAAATATATCAAATACTACAGGAAGCATAGACACTACATCTTCTTTAGGAACAGCTATCGGTATTATGAATCCATATCTAACAATTAATTTTATTATTAGATCAGGTCCACCAGTATTTTAATTAGGTAAAAAACATGTCATATCAAATTAATAAAACAGACGGAACAGTTGTAGCAACAGTGGCAGACGGACAGGTAGATACACTATCTACCGATTTAACACTGATAGGAAAAAACTACAGTGGATTTGGCGAATCATTAAACGAAAACTTTGTCAAGCTATTGGAGAACTTTTCTAACACAACACAACCAACTCATCCTATTAAAGGACAAATTTGGTTTGACTCTAGTGAGTTAAAATTAAAAGTTTATAGTGGCAATCAATTTATTCCAGTAAGCTCAGCAACTATCTCAGGAACACAGCCCACAGCATTGGGTGTTGGGGATCTCTGGTTTAATAGTGTTGACGAACAACTATTCTTCTTTGACGGTGATGCGCCAATTTTATTAGGTCCGTCATATTCAACAAGCCAAGGACTTAGTGGACTAAAGATTGTTAGTTTATTAGATACATTAAACCAAACACGTGTTATTACATTATTATACAACAATGGAATCTTATTAGGTATATTTGCTAAAGATAGCTTTACACCTAAAGCAGCAATTGAAGGATTTACAGGAAATATTATTCCAGGATTTAATGCTGGTAATTTAGCAGGGATAAAATTTAATGTAACCTGCACCAACTCAGAAAAATTAGGTGGGTTAGTTGCATCAACTTATGTATTAAACAATAACGCCGATGGTACAGAATCAATTGCTGGAACATTAGCAATACTTTCTAATACTGGCCTTGAAGTTGGATCAGGCGGTCAAGCTAAGTTTAGAGTAGAAATCGGAGATATCTTATTACAGAATACAGCAACAGGTAAAGACATCAATATTAGTGTACGTAAAGATACTGACCAAGAACGTGCGATTGAGATCAAAGCATCGACTCGACAAATTGGATTATATGAAGACTATGCAGCCAGTCAAGTTAATGTTGGAGGTAATTTAGTTGTTGGTGGGGATCTAACAGTCAGCGGAACTACTACTACCGTTAATTCTACAGTATTAGAAGTTGTTGATAAAAATATAGTACTGGCTAGTGGAAATAATTCAGATGTTAACGCTAGAGAAGGTGGCATTATCTTAGAAGGTGCAACTAAGCATATTTTCATGTATGCCGACACCGATGTACCAGCGGTTCCTGGTAGTGGACTTCCTGATTTATCCGGAGTCAGTGATGAAGGTGCATGGAATAGTTCAGACCATATTAATCTTGCCACAGGTAAAGCATTTTATATTGACGGAGTTGAAGTCCTCAATGGGTCATCGTTAGGATTTGGAATTACAAATATTCCTGGAGTAACCTCATTCGGTGTGTTAGCAGAAGTTGAAGTTGGACCAAATTCAACTACCCCAAATATCAATATAACCGATAATATTATTTCAACAGCACAGACAAACATGAATTTGGTATTAGCACCAAACGGAACCGGAGTAGTTAATGTATCGAGTAAAAAGATTACAGGCTTACCTAACGGCGAAGGTGACGCATATATTGCGTATTCGGCGGTAACTGATGCAGCCAGTGTGGGGTATGTTAATTATGCGATCGAATCCAATACTATTGTATTCAGTATGGATTTAACAGACGGTAAAAATAACACATACATCCGTACACAGATTCTAAACAATTTAGTACCACCGGCAGAACATAGAGAAGGTACCCGTGCTAGAATATTATGCACAGTATTGAATATTGCAACAACATCAATAAATCTTGGACCAACGTTCACTCCAGGCTCCGGATACACATTAGGTGGACCGTTTGATGTAACAGGCGGGGGCTCAGCTCCGGCAGTAACAGCGATATCTGTAGGATCTGTAACAGTACCATCTCCGGGTGTTACCACATCAAGAGAGATTAGAAGATTTGTAATACTTAGTGGAGTATGGACCGATGACGGTGCAGCCACTCCATTACCATAAAAGAACCGGGAGCGTTTTAGATGTCTTACATAATTAATAAATTTAATGGAACACAATTAATAGTACTTGATGATGGTACTATTGATACTTCTACCAGTCTTGGATTAGTAGGTAGGAATTATGTAGGATACGGTGAAACACAGAATGAAAATTTTGTATTCCTACTAGAAAATTTTGCCAACGATGCTCCACCATCAAGGCCAATCAAAGGTCAATCTTGGTTTAATACATCAAACGATTTATTACATGTTTATGACGGTACTAATTGGGTAGTTGTTGGATCAGCAACTTTATCTGCAACACCTCCAGATACTCCTGCACAAGGAAGATTATGGTTACAATCTACAGACAATGTTCTTTATGTATGGGATGGCACCACTTGGAGATTCATCGGACCAGAAACTGCCACGGGGTTTGGTACAACAAGAGCTCGTTCAACAACATTATTAGACACTGCTAGCACAGCAAGACCGGTAATATTATTCACAATCAACGATGTTGTTATCGCAATTGGATCAGCTACACCTTTTACAATTAATCCGAGTGATTCAGTTTCGGGATTCCTTGAATTAGGATCTGGTATTACATTAAATTCTTTAATGTCGGTTAGAGGCAATTTACAAGGTATTGCAGACCGAGCACAACGATTAGAAATTGCAAGAAAAATTAATGGTGTTAACTTCGACGGAACATCAGACATATCAATTAAAGCATCTACAACAAATTCTTTAGTTAGTGGTGATTATGTATCAGGTAGTAACTTTGATGGGTCAACTTCAGTTACTTGGGATATTGATGCATCGTCGGCTAATCTTTCTGGTAAGGTAGTGGCAAGAAATACAGCTGGAGGTTTTTCAGCCGGAATGATCACAGCAGACCTAACAGGCGATGTTATTGGTAACGTCACTGCGGCTTCGGGAACAAGTTCGTTTGATATTGTAACAGCTAATCAATTTGTTGGACCTGTACTAAGTGGAAATGCTTTCACTGCAACAAGATTTGAAACAGCAAGAACTATTAATGGGATTACTTTTGATGGTTCGGCAAACGTTACAGTTCCAGCTTCAGCAGAAACATTGACAGGAACTTATATCAAAAATACCGTCTTAGATTCTAATCTAAGAACTGTTGGTGTATTAAACAGTGCAGAAATTGCAGATGCTGGAGTAATAATTGGAGGAGGCGGACAATTAAGACTATTGGTTGAAACAGGTCGCCCTACCATAAGATCTACTACCGGATTATTAAATTTTGATATGGGAGCTACAGGACCTGATGTTAGTTTTGTAGATTCAGCAACATCAGTAGCACTAGGCGGTCCATTAGCACCATCAATCATTGGCGATAATACGACAAATTTAGGTATCTCCGGATATAAGTTTGATAATGTGTACGCCAATAGATTTAGAGGGTTAGCAGACACTGCAACAGCATCAGTTACAGCAACAAATATAGCAGGTGGTAGCCCTGGATCTGTTCCTTATCAATCTTCATCAAGTACAACAGCATTATTAGCACCAGGAACACCGGGGCAGGTTATCAGAGCAACAGGGTCTGGAACATTATCGTGGTTAGATACAGCAATAACACCAACAGCAAATACACTTGCTCTAAGAGATGCTAGTGGTAATCTAAGTGCAAATTACTTTGTTGGAATAGCTACAGCAGCACAATATGCTGACTTGGCAGAATATTATACCTCCGATCAAGAATACGAAGCAGGTACTGTGCTAATTTTTGGTGGAGATGCAGAGGTAACGACTACTGCAATGTTTGAAGATCAACGTGTGGCTGGTGTTGTAACAACAAATCCGGCTTATGTCATGAATAGTGAGTTAGAAGGAACTAGGGCTTGTGTAGCATTACAAGGAAGAGTACCTGTAAAAGTTTTAGGAATGGTAAGAAAAGGCGGATTATTAACTACTTCTAATACACCAGGATATGCTATTTCAACAGTTAATCCAACAATTGGTACGATTATAGGTAAAGCATTAGAAAGCAAAGACACAGCAGGCGAAGGAATCATTGAAGTAGCTGTGGGCAGAATGTAACGAATAAGTTATGCGATAAATAACATTATATTTTAGGATCTAGCAGAAATGGCATATCAAGTAGACAAGTTTAACGGAACGATTTTAACTTCAGTAGAAGACGGAACCATTGATACAACCACCGATCTACGTCTTGTAGGTAAAAACTACGCAGGATACGGTGAAGTACAGAATGAAAATTTTGTACATTTAATGGAAAATTTCGCTAATACAAGCGCTCCACCAAAAGTTATTGTTGGTCAAATTTGGTATGATAGTGCTACTAAAAAATTAAAATTTTATGACGGATCTAAATTTAGATTAGCAGGCGGCGCAGAGGTTTCAACTTCAGCACCTACTGGATTGCAAACTGGTGAATTTTGGTGGGATAGCTCTGCTAAACAACTTTATGCTTATACAGGAACAGACTTTGTTCTAGTTGGTCCAGAAGCAAGTCCAGATCTAGGACAATCTGCTGTACAAACACAAGTGGTTAAAGATACCTTAAACAATAATCATACTATTGTTAAGATTGTGTCAGGCGGCAAAGTAATGACTATCGTTAGCCAAGACGAATTTACATTAAACAGTTCTGTAAATCCTATCGCAGATTTTACAATTATTAAACAAGGTGTTACACTAGCTAAAACTAATGCAACAACAGGGATTAGCACTGACAATCATCGCTTCTGGGGTACAGCTAGCGATTCAGATAGATTGGGTGGATTTCCTGCAAGTACATATCTAAGATCAACTAGTGGTGTATTTGAAAGCCAAGTTAGATTTTTAGATAATGGATTTGAATTAGGTGGTACTACAGTTGCAGATGCAGCTGATTTCCGTATCTGGATTGAGAATAGTGATGAACTTATTATTGAAAATAGATTAGGTAATGAGATCACAGTTAGAATTAATGTCACTGATACTACAGATGAAAGAGATGTTGCGATATTTGGTGCGAATGGAGTTGCTCCGGGCGACGATAACGAATACGATTTAGGTACTTCACTATCAAGATGGAAGAATATATATTCTGCCATAGTAACGGCAAATTCACTAGTTGGCAATTTAACAGGTAATAGCACTGGTTCACATATTGGTAACTTAATAGCTACTGATGGTACTACCGTTCTTGTCAATGCTTCTACTAGA